CGGGGCTTTCTGCTGGCTTTTGCGCAGCGGGCTTGATAATGCGTGGCGGGCTGGCGGTGCCCGCTGTGTTTTACAGTGAGCCTTTTAGAAAAGGGTTGTTAAGGGAAAAAGGCACGCAGTGCCGCCTTTTCCCTTAAAGCTAAAGAAATAAAAACTTGTTCTTTAAATAGAGGTAAAACAGGGATCAATCCCTACGGGTTATACAAAATGGCGGCAATTGCAACAACGGGGCGAATTACGGGGCTTTCTACTGGAATTTGAACAACGGGCTTGATAATGCGAGGCGGAATAACGGTGCCCGCTGAGTTAATATCTTAAAAACTTGGAGTAAAAATATTTTTTATTGTTTGTATAATCCGCACCACTCGGTGAAAATAAGACAACAAAAGGCAGGGTTAGTATTTCGTTTTTAACGAATAGAAAACTCTGAAAGATATAAACACTATAAGAAGTGTAAAAAAAAGATAAAAAAACAGGAAACAAAACGAAATGAAAAGAGTTGGAAATTTGATTACCAACGAGAAAATTACAACAGAGTATTGTAAACGGATAATTTTAAAAGCCGCAAAGTTTAAAACTAAAAGAAACAGTGTTAAAAAAGTTTTAAACAATATTGATTTTTATGCGGAAGAATTAAAAGAGATGGTTTTAACACAAACATATAAACCGTCGCCTTATACCGTATGTAATATAATCGACCAACCGTCAGGCAAGCGTAGAGTATTACATAAACCTGTATTTTATCCGGACCAGTGTATACACCATCTGTTAATTGATTTGGTGTATGACAGATTGTTGAAAAGATTGGATCCATACGCTATCGCTTCAATTCCGGGGCGTGGTATTCATTACGGTTACAAAGCAATTACAAGATGGCTTAATACCGACAAAAAAGGAACGAAGTGGTGCCTTAAATGTGATATTAAAAAATGTTACGACAATATAAAACCGCAGTATGTTGTAGAGTGTTTTAAACGTTTTATAAAAGATAAAAAATATTTAAAACTGTTACAAACAGTAGCTTTTAGTATGAAAAGTTTACCGCTTGGAAATTATACAAGTGCATGGTTTGAGAATCTTTTGTTATTAAAATTAGATACAACAATAAGACAATCGGACGGAATTAATTATTATTTGAGATACGTTGACGATTTTATTGTGCTTTCAAGCAACAAAAGAAAATTACGCAGATTATTACCTACCATAGTGGAAATATTACAAAAAGTAGAATTAAAACTTAAACAAAATTGGCAAATTTTCAGAACCAAAGTAAGAGGGATTGATATGCTCGGTTACAGGTTCTTTTACAATTATGTTTTACTTAGAAAAAGAAATTTATACGGATTATACAGAACATTAAAACATTATGTTAAAAAACCGTGTAAATATTGGGCTACAAGATTAAGTTGCAGACTTGGCGGATTAAAATGGTTTAGCAGTTTTAAGTTGGAAAATTACATAAATTCAAAAATAAATTATAGTCAATTAAGGGGGTTGTGTAAATGAGCAAAATAACGGTTGATGTAGTGCCACAAGATAACGTTGATGTTAGACAAACAGATAGATTTACGGAAGTTTTGTTGTTTAAAAATGCGGTTGAAAAAACCGTTGAAACCGAAAACGGACAAAATAAAACCGTATATGAAGTTGACGCAGTAAGATTGATATATCCGAAAGTTGCAAATATAACAAAAGAGAGTATTGTTGCTCATTTTGATTATTATTGGAACAAGGCAATTGAAGCCGATGTAATTGCAAACAAAGAATTAAAAATAAGCAGATTAAAAAAGTTGCTTGAGGCGACCGATTATGAAGCAATTAAGTATGGCGAGGGCGTAATAAGCCAAGAGCAGTATGCAGCACTTGCACAGGCAAGAGCCGCATGGAGAACCGCAATAAATGCTTTGGAACAATGCACAACAATTGAACAAATTGAAGCCGTAGAATTTTCAACAAGTATTCCGAAAATAGGAGCATAATAATGTTTGAAAATATAGAACCTATCAGATTTGACGAGTTTGTAAAAGCGAATAATATCGACTTGGAAAGTTTATCGCTTGATAAGCTGAATGCTTTGCTTAATTATAAATATGAACTTGAAGACAGAGAAAAAAACTACGGAATATGTTATTACCGTCCGCAACCGTATCAGCAAAAGTTTCATAACAGTTTTAAAAAAGTGAGACTTGCTTTAGGTGGCAATCAGACAGGTAAAACAGAATGCGGATGTGCCGAAGATATAAGAATTGCGTTAGGACTTGATAATACAATTGAAAAAATGAAGTGCAGACCGCCATATAAATTAAGAGTATGTGCGAACGATTTAGACAAAGGTATTCAAGAAGTTATTGTAAGTAAATATCAAAAATTGATTCCGCCCGAAACACTGAAAGGAAGACCTGCAAAGTATTCGGGCGGACAATGGAAGAAGATATATTTTAAAAACGGTTCTACTATCGAACTTATGAGCTATGAACAAGAAACCGATTTATATGAAGGTTGGACAGGACACGGATGTCATTTTGACGAACCGCCGCCACAGGATAAATATACGGCTACAATAAGGGGTTTAATGAGATTTGACGGAAAGGTATGGATTACAGCAACTCCTTTAAATGAACCTTGGATATATGACGAGATTTATTTAAAAGGTTTGCATGGCGACAAAGATACCGATGTGTTTGAATTTTCGTTGTTTGACAATATTTATTTGACAGATAAAGCAAGAGAATTTTTTATAAGCCAAATACCGGAAGAAGAAAGAGAAGCAAGAGTTTACGGCAAATTTAAACATTTGTCCGGGCTTGTTTATAAAGAGTTTTGTGCCAAACATATAATGAAAAGTTTTGATATACCTGAAAATTGGGTAAGAATTTGTGCTATGGATTATCATAGCCAAAAAGATTGTGTTGTTGTGTGGGTAGCAATTGACGAAAAAGACAGAGCGTTTGTTTATGATGAACTTGTTACAGGCGGAACGGTTAAAGAGATTGCCGAGAAAATTGTAGCCAAAGAACAAGAAACAGGCGGACCTGCCGAGTATAGATTTATTGATTCTATTTCGGCAACACCTGACAGAATATCGGGGAGAAACGCACAGAGAGAGTTTGGAGCTGAAGGACTAAGATTAAAATGGAACCTTGTGTTTAGATCTTCTACAAAAAATTTTGTTGTAGGTAAAAATGCGGTATGTGAATATTTGCATATAAACGCTAACGGCGAACCGAATATGTATTTTTTCGGAGATAAATGCAAACAACTTATAAGTTGTATGGGTAAATATGTATGGAGCGAACCGAACAGACAAACGGCAATTAAAGAAAGACCTAAAAAAGTTTATGACGATTTGCCTGACGCTTTAAGATATGCACTTGTATTGAAAATTAAATATAAACACGGTAAAGCATTTAGAGCTATTGAGCAAGATAATTATGTTTATAATTCGGGTAGTGTTACCGGTTACGGGTTAGGACAATAAGGAGAAAAAAACATGAATAAAGAAAAATTACACCAAAAGGCTTTGAATTTTGTTTTAACTACTTTTTCAAGGTATTCTGAAAGATCAGAAACCGAACAAAAGTGGATTGATTACGATAAGCTATATAACAATAAATATTCTAAAAAAACTTATGTCAACGGTGTAGCCAACTTGTTTGTGCCCGAAACAAGAAAAGCGGTAAGAACTTTATTGAATTTTTGCGACGAATGTTTGTTTGCAAAAAAACCTAACTTTAAATTGCAAGGTGTAGGCGGACCGAATGACGAAAAGAAAGCCGAAATAAATACAAAAATTTTAAATTTACAGCAACAGAAAATAAACTTTAGAACAAAAGTAAGACGTTTTTTAGAAACAGCAATTATTAACGGAACGGCAATAGCTAAAGTGAGCTGGGTGCAAAAAAAGAAGTATGTATTAAAAAATATAGAAGACAGAAAAGGTATTATGGGTATTATTAAAAGTATAGGAACAGGCGAGTTTTTTATACCGAAAATTAAAAAAGATAGTGTTCCTATTTACGATAATATAGATTTTAGCGTGCTTGAACTTGAAAATGTGTTTTGGGATTTTTACAGAAAATGGGAAGAACAGGAAGCTATTATTGAAAAAATACCGAATGTAAGCGAAAGCGATTTAAGAATTATGGCTAAAGGTAACGACAGTTATTTTGGAGTTGAAGAGTATTTACAACGCCATGAAGCCGGTATTACAGAGCCTGACGTTACTGAAAACTATGCTCATACCGCTGCCAGTGTAGGAACGGGCGACACAATGAGAGTAGATAAAAAAAGACATGAGTTGCTTGAATGTTGGTGTAATTTTGATATTGACGACGACGGTATAGAAGAAGAATGTATTATAACCGTTATAGACCAAAAACAGGTAATAAGATGTGAATTAAATCCTTATGATATTCAGGAAAAGCCGTATGTGCTTTTTAAGTGGGAAGATATTAAAAAAGCCGAAAGTATAGGGATGGGCGTGCCCGAGCTTGCAAAAGAAAGTCAACTTGCATTAAATGATTTTATGAATCAATTTATGGACGATTTGACTATGATACTTGATTGTATGATGGTTGTGGACGCTCAGGCAGGAATACCTGAATCGGAATTAAAATCAAGACCGAGAGGCATTATGCATAGTCAAACAGGTAAAGACGGCGTAACATTTGTAAGACCGCCGAATGTGTCCGAGGCTGCGTTAAGAGGAATACAGCTAACCAAAAACGATATTATGACAGTTACGGGAGCTTCTGCAAATTTACAAGGATTGCCTGCAAGATATGATACAACGGCAACGGAAGCTAACGCAATAAATAATTCTTCGCAAAGAGAAATATTTACAAAGCTCAGAACATTCGAAGACGAAGTTATAAAAGCGTATTTACGAAAAGCATACGGCTATAATTTACAGTTTATGAGCACAAACGACGTAAAAAAGATAATAGGAGCCGAAGCGTTTGGGGCTTATGTTGCTGCAATGAATATTAAGATTAATGACGATTACGATTTAAGTAAGGTGTTAATGAGCGATTTTGATTTTATACCGCTTTCGGTAAGCGAGACAGAAAATAAAGTTGTAAAAGGACAACAGTTAATGAACCTTTATAATATAGCAATTAAAAGTCCGGGCGGTATTTGGAATATTACAGAACTTGCCAAAAAGATTGCCGAAGTGTTAAATGATGGCGACCTTTCTATTATTTCAAAAGAAGTTAATAGCCAGCTTGTAAGTCCGCAAGACGAAAATATTTTAATGAGCCAAGGAGAAACACCGTTTGCAAAACAGCAAGAAAATCACGTTGCTCATATTCAGGCACATGAAGCAGTTGAGCTTAATCCCGCTTACGAACCGATAAGACAAAAACATATTGAGGAGCATGTAAGATATTTGCAGTTGCAACAACAGCAGCAACAACAACTTATGCAACAGGAAATATTAAGACAGTTGATGGGTGCACAAAAGCCGCAACAGGCAGGGTTACCACCGCAGGAGCAACCTAATTTTGCTCCTAAAGGTATGACGGAAGAGCAAGCCGCACAAGTGCCGGGCATGGTAGAAACTCCGGTAAGTTTACAGTAAGGAGATAATGTATGCAATGGAGCGAAATTTTAGCAGAAATAAAAAGAAGTTTAAAAGAACCTGAAACAGGCGGACATTGGACAGATAGCGAACTTTTAAGAAGAGCTAATTTAATACAAGCCGATATTTGCAGAAAAACAGAATTGTTATTAAAAATAAATACGGTAAGTTTTAACGCTATAGCCGAAAACTATTCTATTCCTGCAGACTGTTTAAAAGTGGTTGCCGTTGTGTATGAAAATAAAAGACTTATGGGAACTACAGCACAACAGCTTGACGATATGTGTATATTTAATTCAAAAGTATGGAGAGAAGAAACAGGCGAACCTAAAGCGTATTATCAAGAATTTAATGTTATAAATTTAGTGCCGAAACCTCAAGCGGCAAGCGATATAACGTTACATTATATAGGTGTTGCCGATAATATGGTTGATTCTACAGATAAACCGTTTAATAATACGGAACAATTACAAAGTGCTTCGCAAGCGATTATTGACGGAGTAATTTACAGATGTATGCTTGAAGACGGTAATGTTGCACTTAGCGACAGATATAACAGTTTATATTTGCAAGATTTAAAAGATATTAAAGATTTAAAATTTAAGATTGACGCAGTAACCGAATTTACTATTGCAAGACCGAGAGGTTAAAAAAATGGAAACTAAAGTTATTGATAATTTTTCAAAAGGGCTTATTTCAAGACCGTCTGACGATAAGATTGCCGATAATGCTTTCAGCGATTGTATGAATGTAGATTTGAACGAAAAGTTTTTACCGAAAAGTGTTAAAGGTAAAATTAAAGTTAATTCCGTGGCACTCGCAAACAGTTCGTGCCAAGGTATGACAATATACAACAATAAAGAGCTTGGCTCACTAATGGTTGTTGCCTGTGGCGGATATATTTACTATAGTCCGTTAAACACAGATAACTTTCAAAAATACAAAATTGATAATAACGGAACCTTGGAAGATGTGAAAATCGATCCGAATATTAGAGTAAGATTTGCTCAGTATAATGACCGTTTGTTTGTGTTTACAGGAAAATATCCGGTAATTGAAAACGAAGATTTTAATGACGCTTGTATTTTGGTTTTACACAAAAATACCGCTACATATATAAACAGAGACTCGTTTTATGCTTGGACTAAAGACGGACAAATATTTTATACACTTTCGGCAACACCTACCAACGGGGATATTATTTTTACCGATTTATACAGAAATAAATTAACAGTTACCGTTTCGAGTTATGATAGCGGAACGGATAAGTTTACAGATTCGGATAATGTAGAATATTCGAGAACAAACTCTTCCGACAAAGTGGATGTAAATATTCCACAAGGATTAAAAATAGGATTTATACATCAAGAAAGATTGTTCGGGCTTGGAAGTATTGAAGATGATAACGGAGTATATTGGAGCCAGCCGTACGATCCGACAAGATGGACGCCTGTTTACGGTTTAAATTATGATACAGTAGGAAAAGATGACGGTGAAAAGATTACAGGCGGTGCTTCCTTTGGCGGAGCTTATGTTTATATTTTTAAACAACATAACGTTTACAGATACTTAACAAACGGCGATATAGATCAGTGGTCGAGTAATAAAGTAGACACGACTTACGGAGCTGTAGCTCATGAGACAATAAAACTATTCAATGGAAGTTTAACATATTTAAGCCCGGACGGAGTAGCACAACTTAATGGTAATACTGCCGTTTTGATTGATGAGCAAATTAAAGACAAAACTAACAATATAAGCGTAGGAAGCGACGTCGAAGCGGAAAGAAGCTATAGTAAAAGCAAATTTTATGATCTTGATACAATTATTGGAGATTATAACGGCATTACAGGTAATAAATGGAACAGCAACCCATATCATTTACCTTCAAGTTTAGAAATTGTTAATAATAATTTAAAACAAAAAACCACCAATTATTATGTTTATGGTAGAGGACAAGCGTGGCTGTATTGGAAGTATACACCAAAACAAACAAAAACTTATACAAAAATAAAACTACATTCTGTTACACATTTGCGAGATACACAAGAGCAGA